AGCGTAGGCGCAACAGCAACGCTCCAAGAGGAGGATTTTGTCCTCGCTCTACAAGTGGTCGCCAGCACCGCCGATCTGACACTATCGACGACCACGACTGGCTTGGAGAAGCTGCTCGAACTTTACGCCAACGATACCTGGGACACCAATGTCGCGCTCTACTCGAAGTTCATGGGCGCAACGCCTGACACGCAGTTCGATTTTGCGCGGTCGGGAGTGGGCACCGCCAACGACGGCAAGGCGTTCGCGATCATCGCTCTGCGCGGCTACGATCCGAGCAACCCGCCCAACATCGCAATTCAGTCGAACCCTACTATCGACGGCGGCAGGCCCAACCCTCCGGCGATAACGCCATCGGGTTCAGAAGCTGCCATTGTCGTGTTCGGCGCCGCAAGCGGCGAGACGATTACCGGCTTCACCAACCCCGGCGACCTCGATGCAGGGTCTTTCCGTTCCACGTCCGTATCGGCACAGAACGACGCTGGTGTTGGCGTTGGCCTCAAGCTCGATTGGACCTCCGGCGAGTTCGATCCTGCGCAGTGGGGTGGTGCGTCCACCGAGAGCAATTCGTCCATTGGCATCACTATCGCGATCACGCCTGCGGGTGAAGGCGGCACAACCACAGGGCAGATCAAGGTCTGGGACGGGGGCTGGACAACGAAGCCGGTCAAAGTCTGGAACGGTGCATGGGCTGTGAAGCCGCTTAAGCGCTGGAACGGCAGTGCTTGGGTCGTGACGCCGTACTAGCACAGAGTTCAATGGCGGCTGGAAGCCCCAGCGCGCGATAAGCGGACATGGCGCAAATCCCGCTTCTCTCAGGCATTGTCGCTGGGCCTGCCGCCGAGTTCATTGAGACGTATCCGTTAAACCTGGAGCCGACTGCGGTTGACGCCAAGATCGCGGGCAAGGGCCAGTTCAAGGCGCCTCCGGGAACGGTACAGACCGGGACCGGCAATGGTGCTGACAGAGGCGGCGTGCTGTGGGAGCGTCAGCATATCAGGGTGCTGGGAACAGAGCTTTGCGAGATCGGGCCAGATGGCTCTCGCACCGTATTGGCAAGCATCCCCGGTACGGAGCGGTGTCGTTTCGCCTACAGCTTCGATCGGCTCGGCATCGCCACGGAAACCAAGCTCTATTACTATTCCGCAAGCGAGGGGCTGACACAGGTTATCGATTTCGATCTGGGTGCGGTTGTCGATCTGGAGTGGATAGACGGCTACTTCATGAGCACGGACGGCACCTACGTTGTTGTCACCGAATTGTCAGACCCGATGGAGGTTCAGCCGCTCAAGTACGGATCGGCGGAGGAAGACCCGGACGCCATCACCGGCCTCCTCAAATATCGCGGCGAGGCATATGTCTTCGGGCGCTATACCATCCAGACATTTCGCAACGTCGGCGGCAACGGCTTTCCGTTCCAGACGGTCAGGAACAGCACGATCCCGTTCGGCTGCGTAAATCCCCGCGCCAAGACGCTGTTCGGCGACGGGTTCGCGTTCGTCGGTTCGTCAAAGGAGGGCGAGCTCAACGTCTACGTCGGCGGGCAGGGCAACGCGACCGCCTTTGGCAACAAGGGGCTGTGCGAGGCTCTGAACCGCACCGATGAGGGGCTGATCGAGGTCGAGAACCGCGACTACGGCAACGAACAGCGGCTCTTGATCCACCTCCCCGATGAAAGCTGGTGCTTCCTCGTCGGTGTCAGTAAGGCCGTCGGGCAGCCGGTCTGGTATCGCCTTCAGAGCGACGGGGGCTCTTACCGCATCCGCAACATGACGCTGGCCCACGGCAAGCGATGGGTTGGGGACAGCCAGAGCGGCGCATACGGTTATCTTGAGGACGGGCGCTGGGATCACTGGGGCGATGAGCCCGAGTGGCAGTTTGAGGCGGGCAAGCTTTACAACAACGGGCAGCCTTTCACCGTTCACTCGGCCGAATTGATCGGACTGCCGGGGCGGGGATCTGGAACAGGCTCGATCTTTATGTCGATGACCCGTGACGGCGAGACGTGGAGCACCGAACGCGCCATCACGGTCAAGCTGGGGGAGCGCACGAAGCGGCTTCAGTGGCGACCCCACGCTCGCTTCACGAATTATATGGGCTTTCGCTTCCGTGGGCGAGGGGCTGCTTTACCGGGTATCGCCGCGCTTGAGGTGCAGGTAGGATGACGACCCGCCTTTCACGCAATCTGCTTGAGCGGGCGTTTCCCGACAACCCGATGCTGCGGGGCGAGTTCGAGGAGATCGACCAGGTATTCTCGGACGCCGAAGATAGACTGACCGCGCTGATCGCAGAGGCAGAAGCGCGGGAGGCAAGGCTGGCAGCGGTGGAAGGCGCAGGAGTGCAGCCCTACAGCGCGCTTCTGGCATCCATTGCCGAGCTACCCGCCACTGCTGGAGCAATCGAGATTGTCGGCGCTGACGAGGCGCAGGTACGCGGCATCGACGCTGATGATCCCGCCGCACTGCCAAGCCGGGGCACTGTGGTGCTATATGCGGGCAAGGGCGCAACGGGTGCGCGTCCAGCAGTCGCGGCCGACCTTAGAGCGATGTATCTCGACACGACGCTGGCTGCTGCCGGAAAGCCTGTCTTCTGGACGGGCGGGGTTTGGGTGGATGCTACCGGGGCCACGGTTTAACGCACAGAGTTCAATCGCCCCGCTTTGCATCGCGCGCGTAATGTCCGGCAATGGAGCCGTTCCGCGCAAAAGACATCGGACGCTTCCGCCAGAAGGTGGAGCTTATCCCGTTCTCCGACTGTCATTATTGGACGGGAGAGCTGAACGCGACCGGATACGGTATATTCCGCGTGTACCGGGGCGACAAGCGCACGCCGTATCTGGCGCATCGGGTAGCGTTTGTGCTCGCAAACGGACCTGTACCGATCGATCGACCGCACGTTTTGCACTCCTGCGACAATCCAATGTGCGTGAATCCCGCTCATCTTCACGCCGGAACGCCTGGCGAAAACATGCGAGAGATGCAGTTGCGCCGCCGCCAGCGGTTGGGCGAGCGCCATCCGCGCAGCAAAATTTCGGACGCTGGAATGGCGACCGTGATCAGCCTGATTGATGAGGGGAGCGTCTCTGTTAGTGAAATTGCGGCCCAATTTGGCGTCGGCGTATCGCATATTTCTGCCATTCGGCACGGCAATGTGGGGCCAAACCATCCAGCGTTCGGCAGGCCCAAGCCGACGGGCAGGAGCGATCGCCGCCTCCCAGACGGCGAGGCCGCGCAAATCTATCGAAGGGCGCGGGGCGGCGAGAGAAACATTGACCTCGCAAACGAGTATGGCGTTGCCCCTAGCTTCATCGCGGACATCAAACGCGGCGTTACCTACGCAAGCGTTACTGGCCATAGGAGGCTCCAATCGGCCTCCTAGGCGGAATCCTCGGCGGCTTGGGCGGCATCTTCGGAGCGGTCATAGGCGGCAGCCAGAACGCGAAAGCCGTCAAGAAGGCTTCTGCGGCTCAACAGGCCGGCATCCAGCAGGCCATCGACGAGCAGCGCCGCCAATTCGACCTGACTCGCGGCGATTTTCAGCCCTACCAACAGGCTGGAGCCTCTGGCCTTGGCCAGCTAGGCGACATTCTCGGCATAAACGGGCCAGAGAAGCAGCAAGCTGCTCTCGGGATGATCCAGGGCAGTCCAATGCTGGCGGGCCTAATCCGAAACGGGGAAGAGGCTGTCCTTCAGAATGCGTCTGCCACCGGCGGCTTAAGAGGCGGCAACACTCAACGCGGTCTGGCAGACTTTCGCGCAGATGCCTTTAATCAAGTTCTTCAGCAGCAAATTGGTCATCTTGGCGGGCTTGCCGGTATGGGCATGGGTTCCTCCGAAGCCGTGGGCAACTTCGGTCAGAATGCCGCCAACCAGATCGGCTCAGGCCTGACGAGCATTGGCAATAGCCGAGCAGGTTCCGTGTTGGGTCAGCAGCAGGCATGGAACAACATGAGCAGCCAGATTCAGTCGATCTTGGCTAACGTCATGGGCGGGATGGGCTGATGCAGCCGTTTGTTAGCGCCGATGCGAGCGCTTATCAGCCGTTGCTCAACTCAATGCCTGACCCGCTGAAGATCATTCAGCAGCAGATCGCCTTCAAGACGGGCATCGAGTCACAACAGGTCGATAATCAGTTCAAGCAGGCGCAGATGGGCGCTCAGCAGAGCAAGGTTCAGCGTCAGCAGCAATTCGCCACCGCAATGCAAGGTTATCTCGGCAATCCCACTGCCGAGGGGCTGGCATCGCTGATGGGTGCGTTCCCTGAGTTCTCGGAAGAGGCGAAGGTCGCATACCAAGCTCTCGACAAGAACAAGCGCACCTCTGACCTCACGCAGATGGGCGAGATCGCAACGCTCGTGCGGGGCGGCAACGTCGGCAAGGCGACCGAGCTGATGCGTGCCCGCGTCATGGCCGACAAAGAAGCTGGCGATAACGACCAGACCGACGATCTCATCCTTGAAGCGCTGGAGAGCGGCGATCCCGCCCGCGTGAAGCAGGCTCAGGGGCTGCTGGCTTACGGCATCGGTATTGCCGTTGGGCCGGAGCACGCGAAAAGCTTCCTCGGCGCTACCGACCTCAGCCAAGAGCCTGATCTAATCGCGGCGGGTCCGGGCGTAGACATCCTCGACAAGCGCAACATTGGCGCTGGGCCGGTTTATTCCTCACCCTACAAGCCCACGACCATTACTGATCCGGCGACGGGGCAAGTGTTTCAGATGGTGCCGAAGGGCGGCGGCGCGACGACGGCTGCACCTGCTGGCCCGCTGCCGGGTGGAACGCCCATGCCGCAGTCGGTGGGAGCAACCTTGGCTTCGTCCGGCTGGGCAGCTCCGGTGATTGCTGGCTTTCTGGGCAACTTCCACGTTGAAGGTGGACTAGGCGGCGCTAAGGGCGACGGCGGCACGGCGCACGGCCTCGCGCAATGGCGCGGTGAGCGCGTGACCAATTTCCAGCGGGTCATTGGCAAGGCGCCGACGCAGGCTACCCCTGAAGAACAAGCGCGCTTTGTTATGTGGGAGATGCAGAACCCCCAAGCCGCAGGCATGACGGTAAAGCAGCGTGACGCTATTCTCGCCGCCAAGACGCCGGAGCAGGCCGCTATCCTCATCGACAAGTTCTATGAGCGGTCGGACGGAAAGCACCGCAGTCGGCGTGTGGAAGCTGCAAGGGGCTATGCGAGCGGCAAGGCTCCGGTAACTGGCGGGCCCATCAAGGTCGCCAGCAAGCAGCAGTACGACGCGCTGAGTGCCGGTCAGCAGTATATTCATCCGAACGACGGTTCGTTGAGGGTGAAGGGCTGATGGCGCAGCAGTGGGGAATGAACGATCAGGTCGTCACGCCTGTTGGCGCGCCGGGGCCAGACCCCATGGCGGACTACGATCTCATTCCGGTTACTCGGGCCGATCCTCGGCGGGGTGCTGAGCTGGTGCAAACTTATGCTCAGACGGGGCAAACGGAAGCTCAGACCGAGCGCATTCAAACCGAGACCGAGCAAACCCGTCAGCAGATGCAGATGGGCAATATTCCGCCTGGCTGGCGTCTCAAGGAAGACGGTTCGGGCATTGAGCCGATCGCTGGCTGGAAAGAAGACCCTAATGCCCCTGCTGCGATCCGTATGGATGCCAAGGACCGCAGCGCGCTAACGAAGCAAGAAAGCAAGCTAAGGTTTGCCCAAGGGAGGATTGCTGAACTTCAGAAGCTCTACAAAGACGATTTGAAGGGCTTCAGGCTCCGCGAGATACCCGAGTCTATCGGCCTACAGGGCATCATTCCTGACGCGTGGCGCGGGAAGGCCCAGCGCTTCGATGCCGTCGGCGGCACCTTCATGGGTGAGCTGAAGGAAGCGATGGGGATGACGGGCGGAGAGGCCAATAACGCAGTGGAAATCACGCTGCGCTTCGGCCCCTACATCCCGAAGGCATCGGATTCTGATGAGACGATCGAATACAAGATCAAGATGCTCAACGATCTTCTGGAAAACGAGATCACGGGCGTCTCAAAGCGCTTGGGCACTGAAGGCGACATAGGCTTCAACACGCCCGATCAAGACCCGCGTGGTAATCCTCTGACGCCGGAACAGCAGGCTGCTTATGATGCCTTCCTGAAGGCCCGCCCGGATGCCACTGCGGCTGATCTAGATGCCTTCGCGAAGAGCATGGATTTGGGCGGGATGCCCAACGCTCAGGAAGTGCTTGATGCGTACAAGGAGACGGGCCAGTTCGTGCCTGGCTCGGAAGCGCAGATGGCGCCTGTGGATATATCAGACGTGCGCGGCGAAGGTGGTGCTCTGGAGACGCTGGACGCGGGCGTTCGCGCGGCAGCCAACACCGTTACCGCTGGAGCTGCCGATCGGATACAGGCTGCGGGCAGCACCCTATTTGGGGGCGGCACCTATGACGAGAACCTTGCTCGTCAGTTCGAAATCACGAACTACGATTGGCAAAATCACGCTATCGCCAGCACCGTTGGCACCGTTGCCGGAGCCCTAGCCATCCCTACGGGCGTTCGGAACGCTGCTTCGGTTGCTGCTAAGCAGGTGATGCGTTCGGGTGGGACGAGGGAGGCCGCAGTTACTGCCGCCCGCAATGCCGCTGCACTCCGGCTCGGCAAAGAGGGTGGTGCATACGGAGTGGTCCAAGGCGGCATGACCAGTCAGGGAGACTTGGCAGACCGCGCGGCTCAAGCGGCTGTATCTGGTCTAGTAGGCGCCGCCACAGGCGCGGTTCTTCCGTTCGCAGGGGCGGGGGCGGCAAAGGGTGCGCGGGCCGTTAAGTCGGTATTTGAGGGAGCTCCCGAGCTCGCCAATCGCGTCGTCTACACAGCGATCAAGGCTGACGGAAACACGCCCCGCGACGTAGGCCGCATGGCCGGCGCTGCTAACGAAAACGGCGTGCCGTTCATGGTGGCGGATAGCGGAGAGAATGCCCGTGGATTGATGTCGGCCAGCGCACGCGCGCCGGGTCCGGGCCGCACGAAAGCCATCGGCGCCTTGGACGAACGCCAAGGGGCTCTGGGTGATCGCGTCGTAAAGCATATTGAGCGCGACTTGGGACCGATCGCCAACCCCCACAAGATCGCGGACGACCTGATGTCAGAAGCCGCTTCTAACGCGGGGCCGCTCTATGCATCTGCTTACGCCAAGCCAGGTGCCGATGCTTTCGGAACGAAGATTGCGCCGCTGCTGGGCCGCCCCTCCATGCAACGTGCGCTTGCCAACGCTCAGCGCCTAGTAACGGAAGAGGGTGGAGACCCTACGGCGCTTGGCTTTGACTTCAATGAGGCCGGCGATGTGATCCTCAAGCGTGTCCCATCGTGGCAGACGCTCGATTACGTCAAGCGCGGCATGGATGACGTTGTTGAGGGCTACCGCGACAAGACGACCGGCAAGCTGGTCCTCGACACCGAAGGCCGGGCTATCAACAACACCCTTCGCCAGTTCCTCGGCGCGTTCGACAAGGCAAATCCCGACTATGCCGCCGCTCGCTCAGCCTACGGTGGCCCTGTTCGCGGCATTGAGGCGATGAACCAGGGCCGCAAGGCTCTCTCTATGACCGCAGACGACCTTGAGGCGCGGATGCGTGATATGACGCCGTTCGACCGCGAGATGTTCGCGTTGGGCACTCGGCGCGCGATGGCAGAGCTTGTGGAAAGCAAAGGCGACTCTGCCAATATCGTCCATGCTCTTGCTGGCACCGGTAAGAAGCGAGCTATGATGGCGCGCCTGTTCGGAGGCCGGAAGGAGTTCACCCGCTTCGTCAACACGCTTGGAACCGAAGAAGAGGCATTCCAGACGTTCAAACGGGCTCGAACCGGCTCCCCGACCGCCCCCAACGCGAAGGACGATACGGAGCTGGCGGTGGCGACTGGCATAAGCGATCTTGCGACCACGGGCGTTCCAGTCGTGACGGCCCTCCGGATGGCGGCAAGAGCAAAATCAGCGTCTGCCCGGAAAGACGCTGAAGACGTGATCGCTGCGATGCTCGGTGAGACCGATCCCGATCAGGTGCAGGCGCTAATCCGTCGTTTCCGTCAGGAAGAGACCAAGCTCGCCAAGGCCAAGAAGCGCAACCCTGCCGCCTCAACGGTCAGCAAGAGCGCGGCGGCCCTTACCCCTTCGACCGAGTAGCTGCTCTCCAGAGCCGGGATAGAACGAACCGGGCCTCGAAAAGCTGGGCTTCAGGCCCGCACAAGCCATCAGACGACCTTGCCCGCATGGTGCTCGTGACGCTGGGAAGGGGATCGGCGTCAATGACCGGGTTGGCTTCCATGCGCCAGAATACCGGGTGCTGGCAGATGCCCTTGGCACTCTTGGCAGGGCCGTGGACGCAATAGAGGCACGACGGACCTAAGCGGCTGAGGCTTAGCGCCTTGTCCCGCTGCACTTCGATCTGCCGACGAAGGGCTTCCCGACGGTCATTAGTGAGCTCGTACACCTGCTCAGCATACACCCTGACCGGCACAGAGTTCAATCGCTCCCGTAGGCGGCAAGCGGCAAAGTCCCGCCATGCTGCGGGTAAGCAATCCCTATCCCCTGTTTCTCGACCTCCGGGGTGCGCTGCTGGACAGCGGCTACATCTACATAGGTGAGGCTGGCGCTGACCCTGAGGTATCGCCTCTCACCGTCTATTTCGACGAAGCCAAGACCATTGTTGCCACTCAGCCCCTACGGACGCGTGGCGGCTATGTGGTCAACGGCTCAACTCCTGTCGCGATCTGGGTCGATGAGGAAGATTACAGCCAGCGCGTAGAGGATGCTGACGGCAACCAGGTGTTCTTTGCTCCCTCGGCCGCAGCAAGTGGCGCTGGTGCCTCCTATCAGCCGCTGGACAGCGATCTGACGGCCATTGCGGCGCTGACCACCACTGCTTTCGGACGGGCTCTGCTGGAGACCGCAAACGCTGCTGGGCTGAAGGCTGCTGCCGGGATCGTCGATGCACTCCCGCTGACGGGCGGCACGGTCTCGAACAACATCAACCGCTCGGGAGCGGGTCCACACATCTACCACAACGACAGCGCCTTCACTTCAGGCCGCCTCTTTCCGACCGACGTTGGCGCTGCCGATCCCACTAGCCAGCCAGGCGACATCTGGTTGAAGCTGACATGAGCGCCGTTCGCACTGCGACTGGCCTTCGGACGATCGCTGGCATTCACATTCGTGATGCTGACAACGTGTTGCGCGAAGTTACGCAGGGACAAATCCGCAACGCCGCCAACGCACTGAAGACCTTCTTTTCCGGCTTTCAGGGTGGCGCCGGGGGTTCCGTTCGAGCGCGGCCATTCACCGTAACCTCGACGCTCAACAGCGGCTATCCAGTCCTGATAACGACAAGGCCCGCAGAGGTGACTGTCGAGGGCGGTGTCGCGCCATACACCTATTCATGGGCTGCCACCGCCTCCACTGGCCCCTGGACGATCAACAGCCCGACGCTGGCTACCACCACCTTCTCCTGCACTGCCGACAAGGGCGACCAGTTCGACGCCACTTTCGTCTGCACGGTGACTGACGCTGCCGAGCGTGAGGTCGAGTCCAACCCCGTCATCGCGACAGTCCGCAATAATTACGGGGGCTTCATCCTGTGACCCAACGCGAGAGCCAGGTTCTCGACGAATATTCGCGTCCGGTTCCGGGGGCGAGTATCTACGTCTTCAATCAAGACGGGAGCAACGCCTCGCTTACCAGCGACGGCTCAACTCCTCTGATGCAGCCCGTTTCGACGGACGAGTACGGCATTTACAGCTACCATGCCCCTAGCGGGATTTACCGCGAGGACACCTACTTCGGCGGCAAGCTTCGCCATCGGGAAGTTCTGACAACGGGACTGGACGGCTTTTACCCGCCGACCCGCGCAGGGAAGTTCTTCGCCTTCGACGCGGAGGGGCAACCGATTGCTTCCGCCGGCACTGGCTCGGATGCAGCGCTAAGAACGGACCTGGCTGCTGGTTCAGGCGCGGCTTTGTCGGGTTTCATTCAGACCGGCACTGGAGCCGTCTCTCGCTCTGCTCAGACCAAGCTCCGCGACACCGTTTCGGTGAAGGACTTCGGCGCGGTTGGTGACGGGACGACCGATGACAGCGCGGCTTTTCAGGCGGCCCTCAACACCAAGAAGAAGGTTCTCGTTCCTTATTCGGCTGCGGGCTACAAGACGAAGGGTCTGCAATTCACCGCCGACACCTCGCTGGTGGCCGAGCAATACACCCGCATCATCGCCAGCGACACATTCGCGACGATTGGAGAGGCGGGAGCCAACATCAAGACCGCCTCGGTCGAGATTCGCAACCTCAATATCGACATGCGGACAGCCGTAAACACGGCATCGGCTGCGTTCGTCTTTGCTGCTGGAACGGGCGGAAACCGCAACCGCCAGTGGAACATCACGATCGACAACATCAACGTGATAGGCGCCTACTGCACGGTCAAGCAGGCGAACGACACAGCCCTGTCCTACATGCTCCAGACCTACTTCACGCGGGTCAATTCCTACTTCCCGCGCGGCACTTCCTGGAACCTGCCTAACCTCCAGGGCTTCGTCATGTTCTGGTCGTGCCAGGTCGATTGGACCGCTGACACTGACATCACTCTGCCGATGGTCGGGGAGGTCGTCAGCACTCCTTTCGCGGCGAACTATCCGGCCTTTCTCCTTGGGGGTTCCAGCGCTCGCTCCGCAGGGGTGCAGCTTCACTGGTGCGCCGTATCCTCCAGCAGTCTCAATGACACATCGGTCGGGCACGGCTTTGTGATCCGCAACATGACCGCCGCTACGCTCAAGAACTGCGAAGCGGATGGCGTCACCGGGACCGGCTTCAAGATCGGTGATGCCGCATATACCAACGCCCATCCTGACGTTCTGTCGGTGTCGCATCTGGTGATGACCGACTGCGTAGCCTTCTCCCACGGTGAGAACGGCTTCGACTTCGACAATGTAGCCAGCGCTCAGATCACGAACATGCGTGCCGTTGGCAGAAACGGGGTGACGACGGGCAACGCCGCTCAGATCGGCGTCAAGTTCAGCAACAGCCACGACATCGTTCAGGATGGGACGGTGATCCTCAACCAGAGAGGCGGCGGCTTCTACTCGTACAACTGTCACGACATCACCGGCTCGCCAATGCGGGTCCGCAACTGCGGTGGCAAAGCGGCTCAGCTAACAGATACAACCGATTGCATCATTCCGATGGCCCTGAAGGCTTGCAGCGGCGGGCTGCACCTGAGCGGGTTCTGCACCGACAACCTGTTCCCCGGCCTTAGTTCACGCGAACACACTGGTGCGGGCCTTACCTTCGATGGAACGTCGGCGCGCAACACGGCAACGGCAGTCGCTCTGATCGGCAATGGAACGTATGGCCGCCAAGACCTGAGCGCTGCGAACTACAATGTGGTCTCCGGCGGGAGCATCGTCGGCAATGCCAGCGGCAACATTGTTCAGCTCGGAGCCGGGTCAGCCACGACCAATTATGTGAACGACGCCGAGGTGTTCGTAGCCTCCTCGGTTGGCGCGGGCACGTTCTGATGGACGCTCAAAGTGTAGCAATTCTGGTCGGCGCGGTAATGACGATCTTGACTGCGCTGGGCGGTGCTGTGGCTTGGGCCGTGGCGAAGATGAACGCCTACGCGGCCCGCTTCGACCGCCTCGAAGAGCGCTACAATAAGCTTCACCGCGAACACACTCTGGTGCTGGTCCAAGTTGAGCGTTTCCGCCTCGCTCTTCAGATCGCCGTCGCAACCATTGCACGCCTCAATCCCGGCGATGCCGCGCTCGCGCATATTCAAGCGCTGCTCGTGGACCATTTCGTGTTCCCGACCGACGCTCAGACTAAAACGCCGTCCGACATGAAAGAGGTGTTGGACGAGTTGGACGAAAAGGCAAAGTCGTGACCGACAAGCCTCTCTTCGACCAGTTGCGCATCTTCAAGCGCCGCTGGAGCCGCAATCAACGGGCATCTCTCACCACGGAAGACGTGCGCGAGACCAACACCGCTCTAGGGCGTCCTGCTCCGCTCAGCACTGGCGCAACGGCGACGGTCGGTAGCGGCAGAGGCGCGTTGGCTGCGATTGTCGGCTCACTGGCTGCAACAAGCCTGTTTGCGACCGTTCCGGAGGACGAAGGCTATCGTTTAACCGCCTACAGAGATGTGGCCGGAATCCCGACTTTATGCTTCGGCGATACGAAGAACGTCCGCATGGGAATGGTCGAAACTCCTGAAGGCTGCATGAGGCGTCTTGAGGCCCAACTTCTCGCCCACGCCAAGCCCGTCATGGCTTGCAGCCCGCGACTGAGCGAACCGGGACGCGACTGGCAACGGGCCGCAGCAGTCAGCCTTGCCTATAATATCGGTGTGGCTGGGTACTGCCGCTCCAGCATCGACCGTCGCTTCGATGTTGGCGACTGGCGAGGCGGCTGCAACGCCATCCTTCTTTACGACAAGGCTAGAGTGCGCGGGAAGCTTCAGCCCGTGCGCGGCCTTACCCTCCGTCGTCAGCGCGAGAGAGCGCTTTGCTTGAAAGGCATAGCATGAAGTTCATCAAAGATTTGCTGTGGGGAGCGGATAACAAGTTCGCGGACTTGGGCCGCATCCTCGCCGCCCTATCGCTCCTAGCCACGCTCGCTGGAGCGGTCTGGAACGTCCTTCTGGGTCTGCCACTGGAATTGGGGCCAGCGGGATTCCCCGGAGGGCTAGGCGTCGTTCTCGGCGGCTGTGCTGCACTGATCTACGCTAAGGACCGGGCGCGCTCAGAGAACACAGTAGCCAATGCGCTCGATTGCCCGCCTGAGGCCCCTGCTCGCAAGGCTAGGAGTAGGTGATGACCGCCACCCGCACCGCGATCCTCGCCATCCTCTTTCTGATGATCCTGCTTGGCGCTGTGTTCGCAGTGAGCCTCTGGGCAGCAGAGGAAACGCGGGAACCTTCGATAATCGATCCGACGCCAGCACACGCCTGCATCCCGACACGCCCGCTGCTTGGACCGAAGCCGGGTGAGCCGGTGGAGTATCGGGCACCACGGAAGGAGAGTTGGGCGTGAAGGGTGGTTGTGGGCGGGGGATAGTTCGCATCGCAGCAGAACTGCCATCCGCAACAGCCGTCCGTTCTGCGCAACGGGGTCGTCTGCCACTTCCACAACCTATCTGTGCGCCGACTTATCCGGTTCCACCTAGCCTTTTACGGCAGTGCGCGTTGGCACTTGTTGGCGGGGCATTACGACGACACCAGAACAAGAGCGCTTCTAGCACGAACGGAGGGATGACGCAATGTTCGCCAAGCTAATCGAGCGCATCCTGCCGCGCTGGAAGTATCGCAATACCGACACAGGGCGGTTCATCTCCAAGGCGGCATATGATCTCTTGCCGGAGAACCGGCGCGCCAAGAGCCTGGGCTGGGGACGGCCATGACGCTGCCGTTCAAACTCCCGCGCTGGGCGTGGTATGCTCTAGGCGCACTGGTCCTGCTTGCAGCCTTCTGGTTCGCTCTCGACCAGTACGGCGACAAGCGGTTCGCCCAAGGCGAGGCCAAGGCCAACGCCGCATGGCAAGCCGCCAGCGACAAGCTGCTCGACAAGGCCGCCAATGCCAAAACTGAAGCCGACAAGAAAGCCAATGCCCGTGCTGCTGAATATGCGGCCGCAGTCGAAACCGAAAAGGAGAAGATTGATGCAGCGACTGCTAATGGCGGTAGTGCTTTCGACGTCATGTTTGGCAATTAGCGCCTGTCAGCCGAAGCGTATCGTCACAGCCCTGCCAATCCCGCCTGAGCGTATGGATTGCAAGGCCGCCGGTGCGCGCCCGACGATACCGCCTGAAGCCACAGGCAGCCACGATGCCTTCGTTAAAAGCGTCCGCGCTCGCGAAGGGGTGATTGCCAGTTACATCATCGAAATTGAGGGTAAACTCTTCGACTGCGCCAGCGATGCTCAATGGCTGCGCGAGTGGCAGGCGGCGACGAAGTAGCTAGTCCTTCCGCGTGCCAGTCGAGATGCTGTGTCCTAAGTTCGGCCCGCGACTGACCGGCACCATTCCCTCCGGCACTCCGCCCTTCAGCTTGGGGAATAGGCACTTGGCACAAAGCCACTCGCTGTTGACGTGGCGGGCTGTCTTGCGTGTCAGGCGCTTGTCGCAGCGGTTGCAGTGGAGGGAGGTGGTCACACCTCTAAACCTCCGTTCTGCCAGCGTCCTCGCTCTCAAGCGCCATCGCATAGCACCCGCCGACGAACAGCGCGGCGAGCGATAGACCGCCAACGATCTGCGCGACAGTGAGCAGCATCGCAATCATGGGCCTGCGTACCATGTATTTGCTTGCGGAACAAGGCGACTTGTGCCATTCTCGGTTTTCCAGACTGAGACCGGGCCGTCATAACGGCCCAACCTTGTTTCCCGCTCTGCGCGGAGTTCGTGCTTCTAGAGCGCGCCGCATATCGGGCTAGGCGGCACCTGCCTTGTGTAAGCTCGCGCGAGCTAAGCACGAAAAGGTGCAACTCTCACCCATCACCACGCTCCTGATAATCCCTTTGTGCAAGCCACTGAGACATTAGCTCACAAGCTTCAGCTTCAGTACCGAGATTGATTCCGGTATTGCCTGCGATGATCCAGACATGGCCGTCTTCGTCGGGTTCGGAGATTGTGGGTTCCATCTCGCTAAGCTACTCAGGCTTGTCCTTATTGGCTAGGCGGTCTAGAACACTGCGAACGCAATCGTCGAACACATGCAGCACGGGGCGACCCTCGACCCCCTCAAAGCTCGCCATTCGCATGCGTAGCGCATCAAACGCTTCCCCCACCGACACAGGGCTTGCCTGCTTGGCGAGGGCGAGGAGTTCACGGAGGTCGGCAGCTTCCTTCTCGAACCGTTCGGCGTTGTTCCTCGCATCCAGCGCGTTGCGGATTTGCATGACCAGCTTATCGCTCGACTTGAACGCAGGATCACTGTTGCGGCTTTCCCACTCTGCCCATTCGGGCGCGTAGGCGGCGAAGATGCGGCGCTCGGCATCGGCGGCGACTTCCATGCTCAAGATGCGCGCCTCTACCCGTTCAATCGCGCTCATTCGATCCCCCATCATCTACTGTGGTGCCGTTGAGGGCGGCGCGGGCGACATTGCGGGCAGCAATCGCCTCGTCCTTGGCTTGTTGGCAGACGCACAACCCATCCGCACCCATGTCGTCGAGCAATTGGTCTAGCGCTTCCTCGGCCACCTCTAGCGCACTACGGAGGGATTGGAGTTCGTTGGCTACGTCATCGAGACGTTCGCGCGTCTCTCTGTCCACATGGCGCATTCCCGTCATCCGAAGCCACGTCACCAGATCGCCCGATGCTTCCGGCTTGGCGCGACCGTTCGGCACCCATTCGGCACCGAGCGTTTTAGCCATGCGCTGCGTAGCCTCTGAGGGCGTCTTATCCTCTGTCATCGGTTGGTTCTCCGTTGGTGAGGGTGTTGAGACGGGCGATCTCGGCACGCACGGGCTGGCTGAGCTTGAACCACTCGCCCGCTCGCCTCCAGGCGCGGAACTCCATGTGGTAATCGTGCTCAAGCGAGCGCCCGCCGTGCCTATAAGCGAGGACTTCAATCGCTTCTGGGCAGCCGATCTGGAGCGCCTTGATGCGTTTCGCGAGATTGGTCGTGAAGCCGATCTTCACATAGTTGGGCATTCCACTGATAAAGTAGACCAGCTCGCCAGTCGGTAACGGTGGCGGCGGCGGGCTAGGCAGCCCCTTGAGCGCCACCCAATATTCGATCAGCCTTGCCGGGATTGCCTCTGGGCGGATGCGCCAAAGCTTGCCGAGCCGGAAGCCAGGCATTTCTCCCGTTGAAAGCGCATTGTGGACAGCGCCCCGCGATACCTCAAATATCTCGCAAACGTGTCGGGGTGACAGAGCATAGCCGCGCTCAACCGCTGCCCTCCACTTCGAGCGGAATGGATCAGGCACGGTGCCCATATCTGGGTTGGACAATGTTCCAGGGTCGCTATCGGAAAAAGAACGGACGCCAGCGACACCGTTGGTCAAATTGTCCGTTGAATCCATTCGACAAGTGCTAGACCCCTGCCCCTGCCAAGTCAATCCTCTTACAGAGGGGAAATTGGCTGTCATTTGTCCAACCTTTCGGAGTGGTTGGACAATGTTCGCGCTTCGATCACGCGCTGGATAGCCGCGTCGGCAAGCTGTTTTTGGTTCGCTCCAGCAGCGTAAGTCGCCACTTCAGCATCATTTGCCCACTGCCCTAGCGCCTTGAGCTGCTGCTGAGTCGCGCCAGCATCGGCGGCGATGGTCACAAGCGCCTTCCGCAGCCCGTGGAGCGAACACTGCGGCAAGCCAGCCTCATCGCAGCGCTCCCGGAACCAGTTGCCCAGCCCGGCATCCGTGAACGGCTTGCCCTGCGAGGTGACTAGAAACGTCTCGCTGCCAGTTGGAGCCGCTTCAATCGCAGCGCCCAAGTCGGGCGCCAAGATCACGTCAACGTCCTTTGCGGTTTTCCCCGCTACGGCAGTCACGCGTCCGTTCTTGATGTTCGCTGGCCCTAGCTTGGCAACGTCGCCCCGCCGCAACCCCGTCCAGAAAGCAATCTCCAAGGCCAACCTAGCCTTCGTGCCGATCGGGTGGCGCTTCTGGAACTGATTGATCTCTTCGGCTGTCCAGATGTGATAGCCTTTGCCCTTGGCTGTGACTGGCGAATCCGCCTCGCGCGCCGGGTTGTAGTCTATCCAGCGCAGCTTCCGTTGAGCGAAGTCGAACAGGCGCGTTAGCTGTTCGTGCAGCCGCTCGGCCGCCGCCGGCCCTCCCCGCTTCCTACCATCCACGACCGTAGGCTTGGCGCGGCGCAGCAGCATCCGTTCGATGTGATAGTCCGTGAAGTCTGACACCGGGATGTGAGCCGCCTCGCTGCGGAACTCTTCCAGGGTGGAGCGGACAATGGCCTTCCACTTGTCGCTGCCGCGCTCGAACTTGGCACTGGCGTAGAAGCGGACGAACAGATCCCCGACGCTCTTGGGTATCACTCGCAGCTTGCGCGGCATGATGCCCTGGTCGCCACCCTCGACCATTTTCTTGAACTCTGGCGAGCCCAGACGGTGCGGGATGTAGAAGTCGATGCCCTTGCGGCGATAGCGGAAGCGCTCGGTTCCGTGCCGATCGACAACCGCGGTGACGCCCGTGGGCAAGTTACGCTTCCGGGCCATACAGCTCGTCCGCCTTGTTCTTGCGCTTGCCGAGCCTAGCTTCCCCCACCAGCACGATAAAGCCGTTGTCGTTCACCTCGACGCCAGCCACAGGCAGCCCCGCGGCGATCATGGCTTTGCATGTCCGCTCCACGTCAGCTTGCTTAAAGGCGGCGCGAGCAGTCACCTACTCCTCCACCGGCATATGTTTACGGGCTGCTTTGAGACCGGCGATGATTTCAAGGTCGTACTCGCCGAGCTTCTCTCCGGGCCTTGGCTCTACGCCGCGTGCTTTCCAGAACGCATCGTATGCTGGGCGCCAAGCTTCCTCATCGCTAGGCTCAGCAGGCGGTGTCCACCCTTGGTTGATAAGGGATTGGCGGAGGTGGGGGTCGATACTGTCGGTCATTGGGCAATCCCCTTACGGGGCCGCGCTGTCGCCCTACGGGTCGAGCCAGTCTTTGCTGTCTCGCCGCTTCGCGCTTCCATCGCTATCGCGGCAGCCGCTAAGAACATATGCCCGCCCTTGGTCAGCTTGAAATAGCGAGAATCCGTCAGTGAAGTCCCGCAGTCTCGACAGGGTTTCTTGATCTCGTGTTCCATGATGAAGCCTGACAAGACTAGCTCCCAGTGAAGGTTATCCATCGGCGGCTTGCCGTTCGCGGGGAAGTTCGCGAGAGCCGAAGCCAATTCCTCAAGCGAGAACGCGCTAGGGATCGAAGGCTTTGCTGGAGACGCGTCAGCGGCCCCACCCGTAGGGCGAGAGCCCGACCGCGCAGCGGGAGCGCCCATCAGGCGACCCTCACCACAATAGGCTCACCAGCAACACCGTTGCGTAGTCGATAGGTCATGCTGCCACCGAGATGCGGCTGATCTTGCCGCCGCCCTTTCCGAAGCGCTGGATGCGAAACGCCCTGTGGCTGCTATCCGCCAGAGGAAGCGCGGTGTGGCAAAAGGCGCACTCCGCAGTGGAGCGCCCGATAAGCCATTGAGACCGACCGCAGCCGGGACAATGGTTGTGCTCGCCCTGTTGGTAACGAAGAATCATGAGCGGCTTCCTAGATGCCGGGTAAGGTTGATGAACTTGTGGGAGGGGGTCATGTTGCCAGCCCCGCCACGAGCCGGAAGAAGTCGGCGGCCGTCCCGTTCGCCATCTCCTGGTCAAACTTCTCGAAACCTCGCCGCTGCGCGTCGTCGTCGTCATAGCCAAGGTTTGCAGCAGGGCGGACGCCACGCACATACGCGCCGATCACGCGGATGCTGGGGCGTTCCTCTTCATCGTCATCAAGATAGGCGAGCAACTGCCCGTGTGGCGTATCAAATAGCTTTGCGAATGGCTCGCTCATCCCTCTTGTCCTTTCGCTTCCTGACTGCCGATAGAATTGGAGTCTGGGCGCAGCACGATCATGGTGCTGTCTTCGTTTGCGCCCTGCCGAATGAAGCCGCCGCGAGTGTGGTAGAAGCTGTTGCGGGCGATATTGAGCTGGCGTGAGCCGTCGTGCAGCTTGCCAAGAATGTTCTTCTCGGTGGGCGTCTCGGGCGTCAGGACGATCTGCTCCAAGCCCTCTTCGATGTAGAGCGCGATCTTCATGCTGCTTCCTCATAAGGGTTCGGCTCAGACCAGCGGACATTCCGCTCGTCACCGTATTTGCGGACAACCTCCAGCAAGAGGCTGAACTGCGCTTTCGTGAGGTCCGACGACTTCAGGCCGACCGGGAACATCCCCTCGCCCTCCAGCTTGGGTAGGAAGCGCAGCTCAGTGCCGAGCGCGTCCATGAACCGCAGCTTCATGTCCTTCATGTTGTAGGTCCGCATCTCGTCCACTTGCTGCTGCACATCTCCGAGCATCGCGTGGAGGCGGGCGTTCTGGTCGAGGCTCCGCGTGGGGGCGGCGATCTGGACAATCCACCCAGGAGGCGCGTCGTCGATGCAACGCTTGGCGAAGTCGCGCTGAGCCTTGCCGACAAGGCGGACGAAGTGGCGCTCGTTCATAATCCGCGCTCCCGCTGAACCTGTTGGATTTCCATTCGCTTCGGCGACGCTTGAACGAAGGCTCCGATAAGCGCCTCTACGTCCCGGCCTTTCCAGAAGGACTGCTCGCCCAGCGTGTGCTGCTGCTGGTGGCAGTCTCGGCAGAGCGATACCGTGCGCCAATCGTCGGGCTTCTGACCGATCCCAGCACCCGATCCGAGCCGCACATGCGCGACCTCGATCCCCGCCATGCTTCCGCAGTTGGAGCAAACGTGGCCCCTGACGTGGTTGCAGTGAGCCTGCGACCGCCAGCGGGTTGCCCTCTTGGGGGCTTTTGGGATCTTGCGGGGGAGCATTAGCCGACACGCCACTCCATCGACGGATCGTTGCTGATGAATGGAACGTCGTCATCCAAATCGGTTGATGCGGGCTGACGCTGCGTTGGCGTTCCCTGTGAACCATCGCGCTCACGCGGCTCGAACAGGTTGGCGACGCAGCGCCCCTCCGCATCCGGCAGCGGCAAAGCGTCGAAGATTAGCTGGATGCCCTTGTCGCCCTCGAACGCCGTGCCGATGCGCGTCCAGAAGGTCTTATCGCGCCCCTTGCGCGGGGCCATGATGTCGTATCGCTTCGCCATTACTTCGCTCCGATGCTTTCAAGTTGTTCGAGGTCGCGCTTCTTCTGGTCGATGCGGATTTCCAGCGGCACGAACTCAGCTGGTACCGAAGGCCCGCCCCGCCACCAGTCGGGCATGTCCCGCTCGAGCTGGGTGCAGAACTCGTTGAAGTCCGACGTTGCTTGCCAGGCCAGAAGCTCGCCAAGATCGCCCATGCTCTCGAGCGTGCGGACGAACTCCTTGGCAGCCGTCTTGAGCTGCGTGGCGGATGTGTAAGGCCCATCGAGCGGGACGCGCTTGGCGGGTGGCGTCTCACCCGTCGCCGGATTGTCCGGCTTGGGCTGGAACTGCTCGCGGACTTCAGCGACATACTTGCTGTCGTCGAAGAGGCCCATGTGGACATCAGCGCCGACGCCGACGAACTTGAAGGCATTGCCCAGCGCATCCGTGAAGGCCTTCTTGAAAGCCTCGTCGTCGTTCTCCCAGCGCTCCGGTCGATTGTATTGCTGGTTTGCCTTGATGTGGGTGATGACCTTATCGCCGCCGACGCCGTGAACATCGTGCCGATCGCCGTCCTCGACATACCAGGCCGTGATGGTGCAGAAGACCAGCAGCTCCTTGTTGTCGCCGTTCACAAGCTGGAACTCGGGCTTGTCGAAGCCCCAACCAGTTCCACAGGGGCCGAAGCGTTCCGTTAACCGCTTGTTGACCCACATCGGCTTGAGCGCAGTCCCGGTGAACCCGCCACCGCGCTTGAACGATTTCGTGTGGGCCGGATCGGTCGTGCCGAGCTCGTTCCAGATGCGAAGGTTGGTTGAGCGCTGCTCGTCCATCTTCCTCAGCACGTCCTCGACCGTCTCAGCGGCTTCGGGTTTCTTGTGCACATTCACTTGCTTTGCTCCTTCCACTGAGCAGCGGTTGCATCCAGTTGTTCGTCTTCCTCGCGCCATTTGCGGATCTGTGCTCCAGCTTCGTAGAGCCAGGCATGGCGGCGATCCTGCTCGGCGAGCATCTGATCGATTGCGCGAAGAATGGGGTTCTCAGCCACGGCTCTTCCCTCCTGATGTGTTGAGGGCTGCTTCGAGGCGGTCGTAAGTCGCTGGGAAGGATCTGCGATCCACGAGTTGCAGCATCTCGAACGCTGCATCCTTTAGGTCATTGCTGGTGGTGAGGGTGGCGCGCTTAGCCACGATAATCCGACCAGCGATAAAGCCACGCCTGCCCGCGCTGATGTCGTGGCGTGCTAGCTCGGTGCAGATCACATCAAAGAGCGGATCATCGGATAGCTCCACATCGTCTCCGCTCATGGAGGTGTTGCAGTATTGGCAGGTCATGCTGCCACCCGATCAGAATCTGGTCGTCGGATAATTTCGTCGCAGTTGCATAGCCCCGGCACTTCCGCAGGAGCGCTATGCGTTGCACATTCTAGTTGATGCCTGTCGCCATACCCGCGTGTGGAGAGCGCCTGATACCCAACGGCCAGAACTTCGCGCCAATCGGCCGCTAGTTCGCTCTCGATCCCCGCGAGAACCAAGCGTTCATCGCGGTCGCAGCTGCATGTTTTTTCGCTCTCAGTGTATAGAGCCTGATCCCAGTCATCCATGCCGAGAACACAGTCGGGCGAGTGTGTGACGCCTTCTGAGATTTCGCGCAGATTGCTCATGCTGCCTCTCCATATTTTCGCAGAGGATCGCCTTCACGAATGGTCAGTTGCTCGGCAGCCGCCAGCAGTCGCTCGATCAGCTTGTCAGCATCCTCTCGCGTGGCGTCGATCACCGCTTGGCGATCCATGCGGCTTGCCGACCACTCTTCGAGCAGGCGGTCACATTCGACGTTGTGCAGCTTCCGCAGCTTGCGTGCGGTATCGCCCTGGTAGCGGTATTCACGCTGTCCGAACCCGTATGCGCTCGGCACGGTGGTGAACTCTGGCTCGCTTGCCAGTATCTCGGCAATGAGACGCTGCGCCTCGCGTGTTTGCGCCCATGTGGGGAGTTGGGTGGGCGGGTTGGTCATTGGGCGTCCCCAGCTTCGCTGGTCGCGCTCTCGCCTTCGGCTGAGCCGCTACGTGTCTCATCGCTCCGCGCTTCGATCGCTGACGCGGCAGCCTCAAGCATCTCCTCGAGCTGATCGTACTCGCTGACGTGTTGGCGGGGCCACGGCGAGAACTCGCAAGTGAACCCATGAAAGCCATCCACTGCCATTACGGCAGCGCTGCGGGCATCGCCGGCCGAGTCCTCCCAAGCCCGCCGGAGTCGCGCTCCAGTGAACTGTTTGTTGTCAACCAGCACGGCAATGTATGGCTGGAACTCAGCAGCAATACTGTCGAACTCAGCGCAAGGGATTGAAGCCTTTGGTGAAGACGCCTTGGCGGCTTCATCGCGAAGCGACGAAAGCCCGATCCCGCAGGGATGCGCCCCGCTCACAGCGAAAGCCCCAGACACAGGCCAATCACCGCAGCACACACCAGCATCACCACAAGCTGAAGCGTCGGAATGTTTATGGACGCAGACGGATGCTCAGCATTGAACTGCTCAAGCTCAGCGAAGACGTAATCGCCTTCAGCTTGGAGATCGTCCTGATAGATACCGGGGTTGGCGCCGTTCAGATGCTTCGGGCTGATGAAGGGCTTTGCACCCGTGATGACGGGGCGGTGGAGAAGCGCGGGGCGGGTGGACTGCGAAGCCATCGAAACCTCTACGGCAGGAATTGCCTATAGAGGTTGTTTAGAACCGCTAAACAGTGATTGCAACAGTTTTGTTTAGTTCATCGAAACTTTTTTGTCGCGTCCCACTAGCACAGGCCCCTTCTCGTTCTCGTGCGCGAGACGAATCATATCGTCGCGGAGACGGCGGATCGCGTGGGCCTCGTCCGGGTGCATCAGCAGCTCGTGCGGACGGATGTTTAGATATTCGGAAAGCTCATTTACCTCATCGCGCGTGTAGGGCTGCTTACCATTAGCCATGAGGCTGATCTTGGCTTTGTTCCAGTCCAGGTCTTTCACCACGTCGGCCTGCTTCTTGCGGCACGACGCGAGCCACTCTTTCAGGAACCAATCAAAGCGGGGCGGGGCCATACGCGGATAGTAGCGGTTGCCGCCATCAGTTGCGTTTCGATTACCTAAACTTTTAGCTTGCGCTTCGAGGTTTAGATAGTCTAAACGAACAGGCATGACGCTCAGCAAATACCTATCGCGTGACGGCGCGCTCTCGCTCACCGACCTAAGCCTAAAGATGGGCGTCTCCAAAGGTCGCCTCTCTCAGCTTCGCGATGCGACCGACTGGCCGCCGGAACTGGCGATGAAGGCGGAAGAGCATACGGCAGGGGCGCTAGACGCCGCCATTCTGTCCCCGTTGGTCGCCCGCGCTCGAAAGACCGCAGCATGAGCGTCCGCTTCCTCCCTGTCGCTGGCCTCGCGAACATCGGCATCCTGCGCCAGACCGGCCACAAGCCCGTCGCTGCGCGCTTTATGACCCCCGCCGAGGCCAAGGCCCGACTGGGGCCACATCGGACCCAGCTCGTCTCCCGCGATGCGGAGGCAGCTTAAATGACTGGCCCCTACATCTTCATCACCATTGTCGCCCTCGCTCTCATCGGCGGCATCTGGCTCACGCATCACCTCGACTCTCTCCATGACCCTAACCGCGACTTCACCAAGGGTAAGCGTCCTGTTGGCTCGCGCCTCTCGCTGAGCCTCAGCGATGAGATGTCTCGCGTGACCGGGGATGTTCCTTCTTTGCATTTCACCGTGACTAGCCCCGAAAGGCAACACGATCATGCGTGACGAAACCACTATCGTGCGTGAGCGCCAGAAACTCATCCGGCGCGAGATGGATCGCCGCAAGATACCGTTGAAGGCGGTTCAGCTTGATGGCGGGTGGAAAACCGTTTCCACCGTCGCGTCCTATTTCCCGCAAGAGGGCGGCGAAGAACCGGCCACCATGTCGGCGGCGGCACTGTTCCGCCTGCTGGATACCAAGGCGCTTCCGGCTGATCTGCTCTCGCTGCTGCTGCCGGATGGATACGCCATTATCCAGACGCCCGAGGGCATCGACCACGACGATTGTGAACAGGCGTGCTTAGATTTTCTGGCGACCAAAGGCGCGGCGCATCACCCTGAAAGCCCCGCTGGTCGCGAGATAGCGCCGTGTGAGGACGCCACGCTTCGCGGCAAGGTCGTGCGGCTGAGGGCGGCATGAGGCACCTTCTCACCTACGCTGTGCTGATCCCCGCTGCATGGGTAAGCGCTTGGGGCTTCCCCTGGAACCTGCCGATCATCTTGGTTGCAGGAGCATTTGCTGGCGTGTGGCTCGCTTCAGCGGAGGCGCGCGCATGAACTGGCCCTTCCGTCGCAAGCACGAAGAGACGCCAGAGCAACGCTTGGAACGCCTAGTCCACGAAACATACTACCGCCAAGACATCGTTCAGTATCGTGAGAAGCGCCGCGCTGGAAAGCTCGGATGGGCACGGAAGCGGGCGGGCGCGTAGTGTCGGTTCTGATCGAGCTTCCTTGGCCCCCAGCGAGCCTGAGCGGGCACAACAAGGGTCGCTGGGTATCCAAGAGCCCAACCGTCTCAAAGCACCGCGAATGGGCCGAGAAGGCCACCCTTGCTGCGGCGGGGCAAATCGACACTAGCGGCGATGGCGACATTCGCGTCGTGATGACTTTCTATCCCCCGAACAAGCGGGGCGATCGGGTCAACTTCCCAATCCGCGCCAAGCCGCTCTGGGATGGCATCGCTGATGCGCTCGGAGTCAATGACAAGCGCTTCCTGCCAGCATTCTACTTCGGTGAATGCGTGGCTGGCGGCAAGGTTGTTGTCGCGATCGGCGGCCTGTCGTGAACGCCCCCTTCACCATGACGCGCTCACAGCAGCGCATTGAGCAGCTTCTCGCTCTCAAGCGTCCATTGATGGCTGAAGAGCAGGACGACCTCTACAAGGCTCTCCACGCCGATTACATGTGGCATTGGCGGCAGGAGCGTGCCGCCAAGGCACGGCGAGCTGCGGGCCGCTTTGTTGCCGACGAGGTGCGGAAGGAAGAGCTGCGCCTGCTGGAGAGCGTTCAGCGGGAGGCTGGGCGATGAGCGGCTACGTCCGTATCCATCGCTCGCTGGTAGGACACCCTGCATTCCGTAACGACGCAGAAGCGATGGCCTTCGCCTGGCTAGTCATCCGCGCTCAGTGGAAGCCTACCCGTGTCCGCTACAAAGAGCGCGGCATCATGCTCCAGCGCGGGCAGGTAGCCATCTCCCAGCGCGACATGGCGCGGGCTCTCGATCGTGACAAAGCATGGATTGAACGACTTTGGAAACGCCTCAGAGGCGAGGCAATGATTAACGTCGCTAGTGAGGCAGGCGTAGCTGTCATAACCATCTGCAAATACGAAGAATATCAGGCCGAGCGAGGCAGTCGTGAGGCACTAGATGAGGCGCCGCGTGAGGCAGACGCAAGGCAGGCGCAAGGCACAGAACAAGTAAGGGAAATAAGGGAAGAAGAAAGTTCACAACCTAACGGTTGTTCACCGCGCGCATGGTCGTGCCCGCCGGGGGTTAACCCGCAGCACTGGACTGACTTCAAGCGCAACCGCCGGACGAAGCGCCTCACGAACAGCGAAACTGCCTACCGTGGTCAACTGAAAGCCATTGCCGAGCTTACTGACGACGAATGGCCGCCTGGTCGGCTCGTGGAATACGCCGCCGAAAAAGGATGGGGTTCCATCAATGACCCTCGCACCACGCTGAACGGAAAAAGCCATGAACGATCTGACCGCGATCCCACCACAGCAGCCCTCGAACTACTTAGGGCAGGCGCTCCACACTGAGCTGGCCAAGATGCTGAAGCTGGTGGCGCCGATTTCGATGTCGCCTGAGGCTCAGGCCGTCTGGATGATGGCTGCGGCTGACGCGCTGGAGGACATCCGCGTTGAGGAGGTTGCGGCCGTGTCCGCTGAAGTGCGCCGATCGGTAACGCGCGCCTCGCAGATTGTTCCGGAGATTGCTCGCCTGGTCAGTGAGAAGCGCGCCCGAGCTTCCCGTATCAGCTCGATTGCGGACGGTGTGAAATACGATGAACCGCCCAAGCCGAAACCCTGCCCGCCGTTCACGCAGCGCGAGCTGGATTCGATGCCGCCAGCGATGATCTCGCTTGGGATGAAATACGGCTACCTGGAGCGCCGCGAAGGCAGGCTTGTCGAGATACGGTCGGCAGCATGAACAGCGAAAGCCTTGGAGCGACCGCCCGCTATCGGCAGGACGGCTCGCGATACTCGGTGGCGATGTCCTGATGGGCAAGCGTTCGTCATTTGAGCGGGTGCCGCGTGACTTCTACCCGACGCCGCGTGAGGCGGTTGTGCCCTTGCTCGCGCATATTCAGCCACGTCAGCAGTTCATTGAACCGTGTGCGGGCGACGGTCAGTTAGTGCGGCACCTCCAGAAGGAGGGTCGTGTGTGCATCGCCGCTTATGACATCGAGCCTCGCGGCAATGACATTTGTGCGGGAGATGCCAAGGCATTCACGATCGCAGAGACAACTTACGGGACTTATATACTTGACTCCCGAAACGCTTTCGGGTAGATAACTTCTTGTCATGTGGATAACCCTGTGACCTAGAAGGAGATTTAAGGTGGCAAAAACTAGACTGACCGATCATCAAGCGGGCATCCTTATCTCGCTCGAAGAACTCCACAATGACGGGATCAGCCGCTTCGGGCGGCCCCTCGGCATCACTGCACTCACGCTCGGCGGCGCTGGTCCGGGCGGTGCTGGATTGCTCAAACGCGGGCTTATGCGGGAAAGTGAAAGCGGCGGGCTTTACTACATCACAGACAAGGGGATTGAGACGCTTAAACAGTGGTCCGAAGCCCCCGTTCCCATGAGGACGTTCTGAATGTCCCGCTCCACCATCAGCACGTTCGAGCTGTTCCAGATGTTCCCCGATGCGGAGAGCGCCCGTGCCTATTTCGAGGCGCGGCGCTGGCCGGACGGGGCTATCTGTCCAGCTTGCAACGAAGCCGAGCGCATCGGCACTCGCAAGGGCGGCTTCTATCGCTGCAATGCTTGTCTGACTGACTTCACCGTCCGCACCGGCACCGTTTTTGAGCGTTCGAAAATCCCGCTGCACAAGTGGATTTACGCCATGTATCTGCTGGTCACGTCGCGGAAGGGCATCAGCAGCCTTCAACTCGCCAAGCAGATCGGCGTCACGCAAAAGTCGTCCTGGTTCATGCTCCAACGGCTGCGCGAGGCTTGCGGCAACGATCCGACCACGCTGGCAGGGATTGTCGAGTGCGACGAAACCTATGTCGGCGGCAAGGAAGCGAACCGGCACGAGTATAAGCGCAAGAGCTTGGGGCGCGGCTCCATCGGCAAAACACCTGTCCTCGCTGCCCGTGAGCGCGGCGGTCGCGTCCGCGCCAAGGTTGTCGCTGAAACCACGTCGCGCAGCGTCTACAGCTTTATTCGCGGCGCAGTTGACGTTGGCGCGGAACTGCACACCGACGAGGCCGCTGTCTATCGCCCGTTGAACGGCCTCTACTATCGTCAGCGGAGCATCAATCACGGCATCGGCGAGTATGTTCGCGACGGCGTGACCACGAACGGCGTGGAGAGCGTCTTCGCCGTCCTCAAGCGTGGTATTGTGGGGACGTTCCACCATGTCAGCCCGAAGCATCTGAACCGCTACGTTGGCGAGTTTGCGTTCCGCCTCAATGATGGGGACGTGAGCCGCCACACGATGCAGCGCCTCGCCAGCCTGTTCAGTGCGGCAATTGGCCAGCGCCTCACCTATAAGGAGTTGATCGCATGAGAAAGCTAACTGTTTTTCAGCTTGAGTTGCTGCGCAAGGCGGCAAAAGCGGAAGGCCACCTTTGCAATCAGTGTCGCGATACCCCCCTCGGCTACGAGCGGGAGTTTGTGGGCCTCGTCCAACGCGGACTACTGACAGAGGATAAAGGCTTCCACCGGCTGACCGGCGCTGGTTTGGAGGTGGCATCAGACCCCCTCCAATTTGGCCGCCAGTCGTGAGCGAAGCCATTAAGCGCATCCTCGACGCTGTGACGGACAAGGTGCTGTCATATCGGCCTGTGGAGAAGGGCCTCGCTGCGAAGAAAACGAAGCGCAAATTGGCCCGCAAGGCGAAGCGCGATGACTAGAGGGAAAGGGAGTCATGTATATAATTCCCCAACTTACCCCACCGCAATTTTCATTACGAATCCGCCTTGGGATCGGCGTGAGCTGCATCCGATAATTGAGCGGCTTTCCTCGCTTCGCCCCACTTGGCTGCTTTTCGACGCCGACTGGATGCATACCAAGCAGAGCGCGCCGTTCATGCCGTTCCTGCACCGCATTGTGAGTGTCGGACGGGTGAAGTGGATTCCCGATTCCAAGATGACCGGCAAGGATAACTGCTGCTGGTATCTGTTCGACCAGACCAGTGAGGCGCCAGCGCAATTCATTGGGAGGGCGGCATGAGTGCAGAACTTCTCCGCGACCTTGCCCGCGCCAAAGCCGTGTTTCAGCTTCGCGCGATTGAGGCGGTCATTCGCGGGCCAGCGTTAGCGGCAGCGGCCTTTGGCGGAGACGTGAAACAGGCTCCGGGCGAAGCCCCGCAGAGCGGCGGCGACAAGCCGCAACGCCCATGATCCGTCCCATGAACAACCCCCATCCGAGTAACCCAATGACCAAGCCAAGTAAGCGGGGTAACACATGATGGCGAGCAAGGTCGAAGGCACGACCGTTGTAGACCTGCTCATCGAGATCGGACGCACTCGCGCCTTGACCGAGAGCGAAAGCCGCCGGTTGTCATATGCGCTGCGCAAGACCGAAAAGGCGGGACAGCGCTGGTGGACCCGCTTCGACGACAGAAGGCTCAAGGAGATGCTGGCCCAAGGCAAGAAGCCACGCCACATCTGCCATGTCTTGGGGCGCACCGAGCGAGCGGTATGGCGCCGCATCTACAAGAAGGGCTGGACCGTCAAAGGACTGGCACAGGGTTCAATCGCTATTCGGCGCGGGATGTAAGAGGGTAAGTGGTTATGGGTCGCCCATCCAAATACCGCGAAGAGTTTTGCGAGCGCGTGATCGAGCTCGGGCAGGGCGGCGCATCCGTAGTGGAGATGGCTCATGCTCTCGGCGTTGTTAAGCAAACGCTATACGATTGGGAGAAAGAGCATCCTGCGTTTCTGGACGCCTTAACGCGCGCGCGGGAAGCCAGTCAGGTGTGGTGGGAGGCTGCTGGCAGGATTGGCCTGACCGCTGACAAGTTCAATGCTTCAGTGTGGTCGCGGTCGATGGCGGCTCGCTTCCCTAATGACTGGAGCGAGAAGCGGTTGCTCGGCTCTGACCCTGACAATCCCCTGCCTTCCGGTTTCGTCGTGGAGTTTGTGAAGGCTGGCGATGAAGCCGAAGACCCGACTTCCTGATTACGCCACCGACCTGTGGAAACCCTTCAGGCACCTTGCATGGTATGGAGGGCGTGGTGGCGCTAAAAGCCATTCGGCAGCAACCGGACTTGTTCTCCAGGCAACAGAGCGGCACGAGCGGGTGTTGTGCGGCCGTGAGCTCCAGAAGAGCATCCGTGATTCATCCAAACGCCTGATCGACGACGCCATTGCTCGGTTGAAGCTGGGGGCTGCGTTCACGAGTACGGATACTGAGATCAGAGGGCCGAACGAAAGCCTGTTCCTGTTCTCAGGCATCAAGGGCAATGCGAACGGCATCAAGTCGATCGAGGGCATTACGACGTTCTGGGGCGATGAGGCCCAGGCGTTCAGTCAGGCAAGCATCGACACGCTCATACCGACTATCCGTAAACCCGGCAGCCGGCTCATCTGGACGTGGAACCCTGACCTTGAGACCGATCCAGTCGATGCGATGTTTCGAGGCGATGAGGTGCCGCCCAACTCCATAGTCCGCCATGTCAATTACAGCGACAACCCCTGGTTTCCCGACGTGCTGCGACTTGAGATGGAGTTCGACCGCACCCGCGACATCGACAAGTTCAACCACATCTGGCGCGGCCAGTATCGGCAGAACAGCGAGGCTCGCGTCTTCCGCAACTGGAAGGTCGATAGCGAGGTGGAGAGCCCTGCTGGCGCAGAGTATCGGCTAGGTGCTGACTTCGGCTTCTCCATCGACCCGTCATGCGCGCTCAGGTGTCGTATCGAAGGGCGGCAGATATTCGTCGACTATGAGGCTTGGGGTTTGCAGGTCGAGATCGTGAACCTGCCCGCGCTGTTCATGTCGATACCGGATGCCGAGAAGTATTGGATGACGGCGGATTCATCGCGGCCTGAGACGATCAGCCACCTTCGCTCGCACGGCTTCCCGCGCATCGCACCCGCGATCAAGGGTGCACGGTCAGTTGAGGAAGGGGTTGAGTTCCTGAAGAGCTATGACTTGGTGATCCACCCCCGTTGTCAGCATCTCATCGATGAGCTGACGCATTATAGCTACAAGGTGGACAGCCTCACAGGACAGGTGACGGCGGTGCTTGAGGACAAGGACAATCACATGATCGATGCACTGCGCTATGCCGTTGAGGGTGCGAGGCGGGCGCTGAAGGCCAAGCCAGCCAACGACAGCAGCTACAGCATCCCGACGCTGGCGATGAGGAGATGAGTGCGATGTATGGGAACGCCCTTGGCTCGATTGGGGGCCTCTTAGGCGGGCTTCAGCAGGCGAGGCTAGGTGAGCTCAACCAAATGGGCATGGCTCAGTCTCAGATGAACATGATGCAGGCGCAGCAGGTGCAGATTAACGGCCTAAGCAATGCCGCAACCGTCTGGACGGTCGATTACGGCTGCACCGTCGCTTCCTCCTACAGCGACCTGTATGAGGAATCCCGGGCCAGAAGCCGTCTCAAATACTTCGTTGAGGAGGGCGAACGGCTATATGATCGCATAGCCTTCTGGCAGTCGTTCGGGTGGCTGGCGATGCCGCTGCTACGCCGGCTGTCTAACGAATTGGAAGAGGCTTGCACTCGCATCGAGCAATGGGCGCCGCTCGCCAAGCCGCACAGAGTTCAATAGCCCCACGCCAAGGCCAAGCGGTAACACCGCAGCATGGCCGACATCGACCCGCAGCTAGACGAAGAGCGCACAACCGATGATGCGCGGGATGAGCTGCACAAGAAAGCGCTCGAACGCTTCGACGAGGCCGTTCTCCCCCAGCTAGAGCAGCGCGCCCTATCGCTGGCCGCTCGCCGGTTTGTATCCATCGCTGGCGCTCAATGGGAAGGCGAATGGGCCGACCCGTACGAGAACGCGATC